GGTTTAATGTCTCACGGCCTTTGTGCGAGCGGACGCGCAAACGTGTTTGCGCATGGTCTGAGCGCATGCGTTGCGTTTTGCGCGGCTTCGGTGCGTTTTGACACCGGATGCGCATCATGGCGCGGTCGCATGCAGAATCGGGGCTGGTGAAGCTCTACATGGCTGCGAAGGGGGTGGCCCTTCGCACGGCGCAACTCCATGCCAAGAACCGGCACCCGGATTATGTGGCGTTTTTGGCGACGCAGGGAGCGAAGGCGCTCGAAGTCGCCGACCCGAGTGAAGAGCAAAAACGCGCCCTGGTCGCCGTGATGGGTGGGCAGACGCCCCCAGGAGATCGGCTGGTGCATGTGGCACCACCAGCGATGGAGAAGCCACAGGACCAGTGGACGCCCGAGGAATATGCCGAGTGCCAGTGCTGGGCGGGCATGGTGGCTGCCAATGCGCAGCGGCAGGTCGCCTTGGATCGTGGCGATCCGATGGCTGCCATCGGCTTTGTGAAAATCGCCGCCGACTCCCTCAAGTCCTACCACCTCGCCCGCCAGCGCCGAGTGCAGGCCGAGCTGGAAAGCGGACGCCTCCAGCCCATGTCGGCCTGGCAGGACGCCAAAGCCGCGCTCATGAAATTCGTCTCGCTCTTCGCGTCCTTCGAAGGCCGCATCGCCCAGAAGGCGAACCCTGACAACCCCCAGCATGCCATGCGAGCGATCAGCCAGTGGCGCGAGGAGGAATTCAATCCCGCGCTCGAAAACGTCCTCGCCGAGCTGGCTCTATGAATTCCACCCCGCAGCAGCGCCGCACCGCAGCCGTGCAAAGCGAAGTGCTCGGCATGTTTCGCACCCAGCGGCGCAAGGCCGTCGTGCCCTGGCTGGAGGAAAACATCATCCTGCCGCGCAAGATGGCCCCGAACTCCGCCGGGCCGTTTCGCACCGCCTCGCGCCCGTTTCAGCGTCCTATTCTGGAATGTTTCAACCCCGAGGTCGGGATCAATGAGTGCGGCGTCTCCGCCGGGGTGCAGATCGCAAAAACGACCATGCTCACCCTCGGAGCCGCGTATCGCCTCCTGAACGCCCCCATGCCGATCTTGATGATCGGCAGCTCACGCGATTGGACCAAGACCGAACTCAGCGAAAAGCGCATGCAGGTGCTCATCGACGAAAATCCCATCCTCGCCGCCTGCAAGCCTGCGAACGCCGACCGCTATCGCTCCATGTCCATGGACATGGCTGGTGGCATGGTCAACCTCGTCGGCGGCAATTCCCCCGGCGCTCTCTCCGGCGGCTCCTACGGCATCACGCTCTGCGACGAAGCCTCGAAGCTCATCCAAAGCGAAAGCGAGCAAGCCCCCGAGGCCCACCCCTTCCACCTCATCGCGAAACGCACCGACGGCTTTGGTGCGCTGGAGTTTCACTACTACTCCAGCACGCCAAACAGCCCCACGCATCCCTTTTGGCGCTACATCCTCGCCGGTGACCAGACGCATTTCTACGTCGAGTGCCCGCACTGCCACGGCTGGTTCTACCTCGACTTCATTGGCCGCCCCGAGGATGTCGAAGACTACAACACCCACCTCGGCCTCACGCTTCCCAGCGACTACCAATCACTCACCTGGGACAAGTCCGCCCGTGAAGCCTCCGGCCAGTGGGACGAGACCCGCGTGCGCGAATCCGTGCGCTACATTTGCCCGCACAACGGCTGCGAGATCACCGAGCTGCACAAGCAAGCCATGGTTGAAGGCTGCCTCGAAAAACGCCACAACTTACTCGCCGCCAAAAACCGCCGCACCTTTATCCTGCCCTCGTTTTACTCACCCACCAAGAGCTTCGGCACCATGGCCTGGGACTTCCTTGATTCACTCAAGGACATGTTCGGCTTGCAGGACTATCACAACAGCCGCCTGGCTCGCCCGTGGACCGAGTTCAACGTCAACCTGAGAATGGACGACGTGGTCAAAGCCATTGCCGACGGCAAAAACGGCCGCCCCTTGTATCGACGCGGCACCTTGCCATTCAAGCCCCTCCGCCTCCTCCTCAATGCCGATCCCGGCGAAGCCACCACGCACTGGGAACTCGCCGCCCTCGTCCACGACGGCGGCGTTTGGGTTTGCGACTGGGGCACCGTCGTCTCATCGAAAGACCTCCTCGCCACCGACTTCCTCCGCGCCCGTCACATCATCGTCGAGGGCACCGGCGAGAAAATCTTTCCCGTCCGTGGCTACCTCGACACCGGTTGGCAGCAGGACGATCAGCTCGACGTGTGCGCCGCCTCGAAAGGCTTCTTCATCCCTGTCAAAGGCTCCGATGCCAAGCATGGTCAACTCCACGAAACCCGCGTCGCCACCCGCCCCCAGATGTCCCTGCTAGTCTTCAACGACCGCGAGATCAAAAACATGCTCTACGCGAATCGCATGATGAAGCGCATCGACGGTGCCTTCCACTTGCCCACCGACGCCGACCCCGAAGTCAAACTTGGCCACACAGGCCAAAAACGCGACGCCGATGGCGAGTGGCAACGCGTCCCCCACGACCACTTCGGCGACTGCTCCAAATACACCTGTATTGAATACCAGCTCCTCCGCGCTGGTGGGATGCTGTAACGAGACCTAATTAACCCCGCCCACCCTGCGGCAACCATCCCTGCCTCATGCTCGGCCCCTTTGACATGCGGGTCGCTGCATGGCCGCAGTCACCATCGCCGACCTCACCTCGGACTTCCGTTTTCACGCCCGCATCTTGTATGCGGGCGATCCGAGCGCACAGCGGCAATGGCTGACGGAGCAATACCTCCTCCTGGCTGAGGATCGCAGCGGTGCCGAGATCACGGCGCAGGCTTTTGAGGGCTCCTCGCACTCGGCGCAGTTTCGCGACTCCTCGCCGGAGCAGCGGCGGCAGGCCGTGCAGGCCGCGATTGAAGACCTTGAGGCCGAGATTGCCGGCCAAGTCGCCAAGTCGCTCTCCCGTCCCTTCGGCTTCCGCTTCCGGCCTGGCTACGAGCCTGCTACCCTGCTCGGCTGATCTCTGACATCTCACGTCTCACCTCTTACTTTCGCCGCCCGATGTCACGTCGCAAAACACTCAAGCCCACCGCACCCGCGCCCATCACCAACGCCGCGACCACGACCACCACCTCCGGTGGCAGCTATCGCTCCACGCCGCACTACACCGCGTGGAATTCGAAAAGCGTCGAGCGCATGCAGCGGTCGAAGGACATCGTGCAAATCTCCCGCTTCCTGCAAAGCGAAGAAGGCATCCCCCAGGTGCGTTACGGCATCCAGCAACTGCCGCGTGAGGCCGTCGGCAAAGGCATCGGCTGCAAGTCCATCTCGCAAGATGCCGACTTCCGCCGCGAGGCCACCGCCCTCTTCAAAAAATGGGCTGATTCCCCCGCCATCGACATCCGCAAGGAACACAACCTCTTCGCGATCCAGCCCATGCTGCTCTCCGCCATGCTGGGCGATGGTGAGCTTTTCATCCTGCCCGTCTATGAGCCGACCGGCGCTTCGTGGTCACTCAATGATCGCAGCAAGCGAGCCTTTCAAATCCAGCTCGTGAGCCGTGACCAGCTCACCAATGGCGACGTGCAAAGCGTCGCCGCCCGCAAGCTGCGCTGGTTTGACGGCCTGCAATACAACGGCCTGGATCAACTCCAGCTCCTGCGCCTGAATCAAGACCCGGACGCGAGTGGTTACCTGCTCTCCAAAGCATTCACCGACATCCCGGCGGTCAATGCCATGGGACACCGCAACATTTTTCACTTCAAAGACCCGACACGAATTCATCAGTATCACGGCGATCCCGTGATCTTCGCGAGTGGTCGCGACCTGCTCGACTCGCTCGATCTCAAAGCCCTGCGCAAGCATTCGGCCAAGGTCCGCGCCTCGCTCCTCGGTGCCACCACCACCCGCGATGGCAAGATGCTCAATGCCATGCAACAAATCGCACTCGCCGAGCAAGGTGGCAATCCCACCGCCGACACGGGCCGCCGCTTCGTCGAGGTCGCTGAAGGCGCAGTGTTTTTGCCGATGTCGGACAACGAGAGTTTCAACTTTTTCAACAACCCGCAGGAAGGCATCCCGTTTCGCGAGATTCTCGCCGATCTCCTCCACCCCTTCATGTTCGAATTGAAGTATCCGCCCGAGTGGATCTTCACCCGTGGCAAAGTCGGTGGCGTGGAGTATCGCGGACTGCTCCAGCAGGTCGCCCGAGCTCACGAAGGCCTCCGCGCCCGCTTGTATCCCTTCCTCGAATGGCTGTGGGAAAAAGTCATTGGCACCGCGATGATGCCCGGTGGCCCACTGTTCCAGTATGCAAACATCGCCGACTGGAATCAGATCGACTTCGTCACCGATCCTGATCCCACCGTCGATGCCGGACGCGACAAACGCGCCGACCTCGAAAGCCTCGGCGAAAACCTCATCACGCCGGACGATCTCATCGAGCGCAGCACCGGCCAAGATGGCGAAGCCGTGCGTCATGCCGCCATTGACCAGAAGCTCGACAGCATCCGCTACGCCATCAGTCGCGCCAAAAACCTGCCCCTCGACCAGGTCGAAATCCCCGCCTCCGTCGCCCTGGCCATCGGCATGGGTCTCAAAACATTGCAGCCCGCCTCCGGCATCCTCACCGCCCTGAATCCCGCCACCCTTGCTGCCGACATCGCCGAGCTCGATGCCGTGTGATGGGTCGATGGTTGATCGTCTGAGCCATCAACCATCAACGCTAGACCATCAACCCGCACACCGCGCGGCTTTGACATGCAGCCGCCAGCATGTCCCGCAAGACCTGGTTCACCATTCGCAACGCCGCCTCCGCCGAAGCCCCCGCTGAAATCTCTATTCACGATGAGATCGGCGCATGGGGTGTCAGCGCCAAAGACTTCCTCGCCCAGCTCCGCAGCATCGCGGCTGCGACTCCGATCACTCTCTCCATCCACTCGCCTGGCGGTGAGGTCTTCGATGGTCTTGCCATCTATCATGCGTTGAAGGCACGTGGGAACGTCACCGTGCGCATCGAAGGCCTCGCCGCCTCCATGGCCTCCGTCATCGCCATGGCAGGCACGCGGATCGAGATGCCGCGCAATGCGTTCATGATGATCCACAACCCCAGCGGCTTTGCGGTGGGTGACTCTGCTGACATGCGCCAGCTCGCCGACCTGCTGGACAAGATCAAAGGCAGCCTCCTCGCCGCTTATCGTGAACGCACGAAAAAAAGCGACGAAGACCTCACCGCCATGATGGACGCCGAGACCTGGCTCACAGGTGAAGAAGCCGTCGAGCACGGTTTTGCCGATGCCACCAGCGACGAAGTCGCCCTCAGTGCCTCCGCTTTCAAGACTGCCCGCATCACTGCCGCGCTGCGTCATGTGCCGAGCGCCCTCTTTGACATCGCGCCGCCACCGTCGCCATCGCGCACCACCACCCCTCCAAACATGAAAGCCATCCTCGCCCTCGCCTCCCTGATCGGCGTCGCCCTCAAGGGCGATGAAACCGAAGACCAAATCGTTGCCGCCTGCCAAGCGCACAAGCCGCACTCTCCCAACGTCGTCATCGACTTCGAAGACGGCGCTGTGAAAGCCGCCTTCGCTGCCAGCATCACCGAGGCCACGAAGGACGACAAAGCCAAGCTGACCGCGCTGGAAACTGAGCTCGCCAAAATCACCGCCCTGCTCACCAACGGAGCCGCCGGTGCTGCCGGTGGCAACGCTCCCATCCAGGGCGCTCAAGGTGGCAGCGGCAACCCCGTCAACACCATGACTCGCGCTGCCTTCAACCAACTCCCCCACGCCGAGCGCAACGCCTTCATGGCAGCCAAAGGCAAGCTCGAAGAATGATCGCCGATTGACACCACAAACCCAACACACCCCCAACTCTCACTGATCCAAACATATGGCTAACGACATCTCACTCACTGGACTCACCGAAATCCTTTATGCCGCTCGCGATCAAGTCGCGATGGAACCATCCGGCTTTTCACAAGGCGTGATCGTCAACGGCGGCTCCGAAGGCATCTCCGCTGGCGGCACCGTCACCTCGCTGCGCACCACCGAGCCCACGCTCGAGACCAGCTACACCCCAGCCATGACGGTGCCTGACGCCGCCGACATCACCACCAGCACAGAGACGCTGTCTCTCTCCTCCTACGCGGGAGCATCCATCCCGCTCAAAGGCGAGCAATTCGCTCAGCTCTCCAAAACCGTCGGCGCAGAGCTTGCTCTCCAGCAGCTCTATAAGCAGGCCATCCGCAAAATGCGCAACAGCATCGAGGCCGCAATCGGACTCGCCGCCTACCAAGGCGCAAGCCGCGCTGTCGGCACCGCTGGCACCACGCCATTCGGTTCCAACTTCGAGATCCTCGCAGATCTCTATCGCATCCTCGAAGACAACGGCACCCCCATGTCTGACGGCATGCTCTCGCTCATCCTCAACACCGCCGCTGGAGCCAATCTGCGCAAGCGTTCGACCCTCACCAACGTGGGCGATGCTGGCACGGACGCAACGCTGCGCCGTGGTGAACTGCTCAACCTCTTCAACATGTCCATCCGCGCCAGCGCGGGTGTGCAGGCTCACACGAAGGGCGCAGGCACAGGCTACCTCATCAACAACGGCAACATCGCCGTCGGCAGCACGACTCTCACTGTTGACGGCGGCACCGTGAATAGCACCGGCATCAAAGCTGGCGACATCATCACCGTGGCCGACGAGCCGACCGCAGGCAACTACGTCGTCAAGACCGGACTCACCGCGACCTCTGGCAGCTTGGTGATCAATCATCCCGGCCTGCGTGGTGCCATCGTCAACGACAAGGCCGTCACCGTCGGCAACAGCTACACCGCCAACGTCGCCTTCCACAAGACCGCCATCGAGCTCGCGATGCGCCCGCCTGCACAACCTCCCGGCGGCGATGTCGGCGAAGAGATCGCGGTGCTGGTGGACGCTGACACCGGTCTCTCTTTCTCCGCCCGCCTCTACAAAGGCTACGGCATGAGCGAGATCAAGCTCATGGCCTTCTACGGCGTCAAAGTCTGGAAGCCTGAGTTCGTCGCCACGCTCCTCGGCTAATCGTGAGACTCTCACCCGGCGCGGTTATTCTTCGCCCGCCGGTGTCCCCTGCGCCGCGTCCCTTTTGGTTGGGGGACGCGGCGTTTTTTTGTGCCTTCACACTTTGACATTTCTACCTCGGCATGTCCGCCGCCCTCGTCACCAGTGAAAAGCTGCACCTCGCCACACTGTTGCAGCGGAATCCCTGCACCATCCTGCTCAACAATCGGCGCCTGCCTGCGGCCTTCATCGCGAGGCGTGGCGTGAAGTATGAGAACGACGGCGGCGTCATCCAATCGCGCACGATCAAGATCGTCGTCGCCTGCGCCTTGCTGCCCACCGCCGACCTCATCGACGCCACGACTGACAGCACCCGCGCCGTGCGTTTCACCCACGTCGAAACGGGTCGCGTCTATCAGCTCGCCACCGACGCCGGAGCACCCAACGAGTCCCCCCACAGCGTTTTTTGGACACTCACCGGCCAGCAGATCACCACCCAATGATCAGCGCCAACGTCCAACTCGGCCCGCTGCTCAAAAAGCTCCGGCAAGTCCCGCGTGAGGCAGCGGCGATCATGGCGAAGGCCATCGAAGACGATGCACGCGGCTTTGTGCGCGACATCACCGACATCACGCCACCGAGCATGGGCAAAGCCAATCCGGCCTCCAAAAAACGCGGCGAGTCTGCCGTCATGCGCGACGTCTGGAAAGTCTATGCCACACCCGGCAAACTTTACGCCATCATCAAAGCGCGTGACGAAAAACTTGCCGCCGCATTTTGGGCAGCGGTGAAGCACAAAAACTGGCCGCAGGCTGCCCGCATTTGCAAAACGCTCGGACTCAAAGAGCTCATCGACTTTGGCAGCGACGACGGAGCCGCTCATGAAAAACGCCGAGGCAGCAATGGTCGCGTCACCGGCACCAAACCAAGCGAGCATGTCCGCGATGCCCGCTATGTGCGAAGCTACATCAAGCAGCAACAATCCCGCGTCGGCCTGCTCGCCTCCGGCTTCGCACCCGCCGCCGCCCGTTTGAAGACCTCGCTTCCGACCTGGATCACACGTCACCAGCAAACCGTCGGCAGCATCACCGTCATCCCTCGCCCGGATCAATTCACGATCATCATCACCAATCGCGCACGTCATGGTCGCGCCAATGATCTCTCACGCCGCATGCAGTTCGTCCTGCGCTCCGGCAAGCGGCAGAAGCGTTTGCAAAACTCCATCCGCTACAGCATCCGCGCCGCCCTCAAAAAGTCCCGCCTCCAAGTCGCGTGAGAGCGTGACCCAGGCTGCCAGCCTGCGTCTTCTTTGACATCCACTCACAGTTACCATGGCAGACATCTCCATTACCGCTTCCAACGTCATTGGCTCCGCCCTCGCACGGCGAGTCAGCAAATCCGCCTCCAGCACCATCACGGCTGGCCAGCCCGTCTATCTCACCAGCACCAACCTCGTCGCACCTGCGGACGCCAACGCCTCCGCCACCACTGCCAAGGTCTTCGGCATCGCCGAAAACGGTGGGGCCACCGGTCAACGCATCAGCGTCATCACGCAGGACCCTGCGCTCGTCATCGGTGCCACCGTCGCCATTGGTGACGTGCTCGTTCTCTCCGCCACTGCCGGTGGCATCGCTCCCGCTGCCGACCTGGCCACTGGTCATTTCTGCACCGTGCTCGGCGTCGCCATCAGCACCACGGCCATCAACTTTGCACCGGTCGCCGCAGGCGCAGCCAAAGCCTAACCCCTGTCCCCTCATGCGTTGGAGCGCCGGTGACCGTGCAAACGGCACCGGCGCTTTTTTCTGCCCTGTCAGCACTCACCGCTCACCTCTCACCACCAGATGCCCTCCACCTCTCCTGCCGCTCATTTCAGCACGATCTTTGCCGACTACTCCGCCAGCGCCGCCGCCCTGGCCCTTTCCGGCGTCCCTAGCGCGTCGCTGCTGCCTCGCTGCACACATTCCTCATCCAGCGCCCTCACGCATCCACACGCGTTGTTTGAGGTCGAGGTCGATCCCGAGTCTGCCGACACCCTACTCACCCTCACGCTCAATCTTCGCCTGCAAATCAACATTGGCACCGAGACCGGCCAGACCACCCGCACTCAGGCCCACGCCTGGCTGCAAGCCCTCCGCCGCCTGCTCGACGACGACCAGCGAAGCACCTGGCAGACCTTCATCCAGGCGCAGACCAACGACTACCGCGAAGGCTGGGACATCCAGGCCATTTATCCAGGGACCATCACCGACGACTACAACGAAGAAAAAACTCTCCTCACCCTCACCGCGCCCTTCCAAGTCGTGACCTTCTGGAACAACGTGTGACACAGGCTGCCAACCTGTGGTTCGCACCTCGCTCAGTTTGACACCGCCCGCTCGGTGTCATGACTCCCCTCTTCACTTCTGGCACCCGCCCCGGCTCCCTCAAATCAGAGTCCGGTCTTTTCGTCACCGACTTCTCCGTCAAGCCCACCCGCACCTATGACGACGTGCTCGGCGTCGCCGCAGGCGGTGCCGTCCCTGAGCTGCTCTACACCGAGGCCTACGGCCTCGTGACCGACATCACCCTCACCGGCATGCCGATCCCCACCAGCGGTGGTGCCTTGCAAGGCCTCGCCGCCCTGGAGGATGCCGACACCCTCGCCAGCCTGGCCAACCTCATCGACGACGAGGTCTTCGGCCTCACCCTCAGCACCGGCACGATCCAAAGCCGTGAGCCTGAATTCAAAAAGGCCCGCAGCGGCACCGGACGCGAGTTCAGCCTCAACCTGAAGCACTGCCACGCGATGAACTGAGTGTCACAGGCTGCCAGCCTGTCCAGCTCCCCAAACGATCACCCCACACGCAGCGCGTGATCGTCTCCCAACGATCACGCGCTTTTTGTTTCCGGCCATCAACCCTCAACCCTCAACCATCGACCTCCCATGATTGCCTGGCAAACCACCCGCAACACCTACGAGGCAGCCGCCCTCGCCTCGCTCGACATCGCGCTGCGTGCCGTCAAGATGACGCACTACAAAAGCGGGGCCGAATACACCGATTGGAACCTCGCACGCACCAGCAGCGTCGATCCAGATCGGCAGGGTCGCGCCTTCATCACCGGTGTTCTCCGGCGCGACTTCAACAACGGCACCTTGCAGGGAGAGCTGGCCACCCAGCCGCTGCATCCCTATCTCATCGCCCTGCGCACCATGCACAATCGCTCACGCCTGCTCGATGCGCAAAAAGGCAAGTCCATGCGCCTCGTCGAGGCCGCGCCTGGCAGCTACCTCCTCGAGCACGGGTCATCCTCCATGCCTACCGAGGCCACCCTCACCACCGCAGATCAAGATCTCGCGCTGGCTCTCATCGGCGTCGGCCATGCGCTGCTCACCCTCACACACAACGGCACCGCGCACGTCTATACCCTGGCTCGTTACGCGCTCGCTCCTGAGCTCACCCCACACGCTCCGCGTGCCGATGCCCAGGTCAACATGACCGCACTTCGCAGCAACGCGCTCTTTCCTGCTCGCCGCTGGGAACCCTTCGCGATCGCGATCCATGCCCTGCATTGTCTGCGTGAGTTGCGCAAGCACCAGCAGTCGGCCGGCTGGATCACCGTGGCGCACAAAACCTACCTCGACAAAGGGGCCGCTTTCCGCGCCGACGCCCCTGGTCACACCCTCGCCAAAGTCCAGCAACGCCTCGGCCTCCGCATCGCATGAGCATCACCGATCAACACCGCGCCCTCGTCACCATGACCGACGAAGAAAGCACCTCACTCCAGCAACAAGGCTGGCAGACCGAAGTCATCCAAAGCCTGCACCAGCGCGGCTTCCGTCCCTGTCGGCCCGACTACACCGCAGCCCGTTTTGAGGGGAACGACATGGCCGCCACCCTCGGCTTCATCCGTCAGACCACACTGCCGCACCTGCACATCACCGTCGAAAAAGACACCTCGCACCGCGTCGTGTTAGAGCGCATCGACACCGCCATTTTTGAAGCTGGTCTCAGTGCGGGCCACCAAAGCCTCGCCGCCTCCTTCATGAGCTTCTTCGACCGCTGCAAAAAAGTGCGCGTCATCCCAGATCAAAGCCTCGAATCCCGCCTCGCCAAACTCGAAGCGGCTAACGCAACGATCACCTCTCACCTCTCACCTCTCCCCTCTCCCCTCTAACACCCACCCCCATGCACCTCCCCACCGACCCCACACCCACGACCTCACCGCCGCCGGTGAACCTCACCGACACCGCGCCACTGATTACCGCCGAGCAGCGCGAGACCGACTTCAATCGCCTCTTCGCCTGGCATGGCGTCGAGATCGCCATCACACTCGCCAACGAGCTGTATTACCGCGAGCTCCGCGTCCACATGAATGCGCCCGCCTTGGCCTCATATGACACCATGGGCGACTTCGCCCCCGAGGCCGCCCGCGTCATCTACTGTGCGCACCTCGAAGCCGCCGCCATCCGCCAGCTCCGGCTCATGAGTGCCGAGCTACAAATCGCCATGCACGATGCTTGGGTGCTGAAAAACATCGCCCTCCATGAGATCGCCGCTGTGTCGCGTCTCGCTCAAGAGATGCAGGAATGCGTGGCGCGTGCCCGTGCCTCCGTTTTGCCCACCGGTGACAGCGTTGACGGCTCGGGAAACTAGCCATGCCACCCGTGACGTGCGAGATCATCTCCGACCTCGCTCAGCTCACCGGGTGGCAGGAAGCCACCATCCAAAACATGCCGCTGCACCGCGCCCTCTACTATCAGCTCAAAGCCGCCAACATTCGCGGCGTGATGTGTCAGTGGTCGCTTTGACACGCGAGCCTCGTCAACCTCTGACGATCCCCCATGGCAAACGACGCAACAGTCAAATTTGGCTACGACGGCACCGCGCTCAATCGCGGCCTCGCCCAGCAAGAAACCAAGCTCAAAGGCTTCGCCTCCACCACCGAACGCAGCTTTCGCGGTGCCCAGGCTGCCATCGGAGGCCTCGGCCTCGGCATCCTGGCCCGCGAAGGTGTGCGCGTCGTCGCCGCCTTCGACCGCATGACGCGTGGCATGACCACGCTCGAAGGCAGCGCCACGGGGGCCAAATTCCGCATGGACGAACTACGCGAGGCCTCGAAGCTCCCTGGCCTCGACTTTGAGCAAGCGGTGCAGGGGGACATCCGCCTCCGCAGCGTCGGTGTCAGCGCCGAGCTTTCTAAGAAGGCGCTCATCGAGATGGGCAATGCCCTCAGCCTCGCTGGTGGAACCTCCGCCGATCTCGACGGCGTCGTGCTGGCCCTCACGCAGATCATCAGCAAAGGCAAAGTTAGCGCAGAGGAAATCAACCAGATCGCTGAGCGCGTGCCGCAGGTCCGCGCCGTGATGCAGGACATGTTCGGCACCGCCGACACCGAGACGCTGCAAAAGATGAACATCGACGCCGAGACCTTCGTCGCCACGCTGGTCGAAGGCTTCGGAAAACTGGAGCGAGCGCAGGCCGGTCTCGATGAAAAGATGAACGACTTCAGCGCCTCCCTGCGAACCGCCTCCACGGCTTTGCTCGAAGGCCTCGTCGGCAAAGGCTCCGAAGGTTTGTCTCGCCTCGGGGGAGTGCTCGATGCCAACAACGACAAGCTGCGCGAAGCAGGTCAATGGCTCGGCAACACGGCCTCCGGCGTCGCGGAATGGTTTGTGAATGCCGGAGACGCCATCGGCTTCATGGCCTCAGATTTGATGCGTGCCATCGGTTACATGGGAGACGTTGACGGCCTCGCCAAATATCAAGCCGAGACCCAAGGCATCCTCGAAATGATGCAGGCGCAAAAAGACAGCGTCGAGATCGAGCGCATGCGCACCGAGCAGATCACCGCCAGCGCCGAGGCACGCAAAGCAGAGATCAAAAGCATGGACCTGCCCAAGTCCGTCTTGGAAGACGATCCCATCCGCAAAGCAGGTGAGGAAGCCAACAAACCCGTCAGCAAAGATCAGGCCCGCCTCGATGAGCGGAAACGCAAACTCGCCGAAGCCGAACTGCCACTCAAAGAGCAGATCGCCGCCGCCGAAGATCGCCTGTTGGAGCAACAGCAAAAAATCGAAGAGAGTGCTGCGAACATCAATCAGACCGAAAAGGAAAGCATCGAGAACCAGCATAAGCTGCTCGACATCCAGCAAGAAATCTCCGCGCTAAAGCGGCTGGACGAACAAGCAGAAGCCGAGAAAAAAACCCCGGTTGCCACTCCGTCTCTGCCAAGCAGTCCCACCGCCACTCAGACCTCATTCACGCCTCGCGACGAGGCCCCGATGAGCGAAACCAAAACCTACAAAGGCTACGACGAACAAAACCGCCGCCTCACCGATGGACGCCGCAAAATCCTCGGCGTGCAAACCCCCGACACATACACTGGCGGCAGCATCGCGGGTCCATTCCGCCCACTCTCAGCGCGTCGCGGCTCACTGACACCTGGCGGTGGCCTGGATGGATTCTATGCCCGTCAAAACGTCGGCAGCGGCAGTGGCAGCATGAGCATCAACACCAGCGGTGCGCGCACCCAGCAGACGGTGAATGCCGCCCGCAAAGACGACCTGAGTGCCAAGATCGACCGCACCAATGAACTCCTCTCCCGTGGTCTGCTGGGCAGTTAATCATCAACCACCCACCACGCACCCTCAACCCAAGCCATGACCCCCGCATTCTCCGTCGGCACCCTCCCACTCTGGCGACACCCCATTCGTGAGCGCACCGCGTTCCGTGGCGTTGACACGCTCGATGGTGCCTACAAGACCGACCGCAACACCACGCTCGCCGTCGGCGATGTCGTGCCTGGCTATCCAGGCATGATCATCATCGCGCTCGATAAAATCGACAGTGGCATCAGTCGTGAGTGGCAGATCTCCGCCGAAGGCTCACTCGATCAAAGTTACCCCACCAAGACCCTCAGCCGCGGCAAACGCCGCACCATTGAAGCTGGGTGGGACGAGCGCACCGTGCGCTACCTCTCTTGGCATGCCGCCTGGAAATCCTGCTCCGGCGATGCTGGCAGCAACTTCATCTCCTGCACTGCCCACGGCTTCCCCAATGGCAAACGCGTTTACTTCGCACGGCTCAGCGGCGGTGCAGGTCTCGTTCCGCAAAGCGACAGCTCGCTTGGCACCGGGTATTACGTCATCAACCGCACGAGCAACACCTTCCAAGTGTCCACCACCGTCGGTGGTGGCGCGGTGGATTTCACCACCACGATGACCGCAGGCGAGGTCATCGCGGGCGAGTTCGCCCTCGGCTCACCGCACCCCAGCTACCCCTACATGCACCTGTGTGAGCTGACCGTGCAGGACGAAAACAATGACTGGGCCACCGCCGACTGCGTCTATCGCGGTTACGAAGAGGCCAAGCCCTACCACCGCATGATCAGCGTCAACGGCCAGCAGTTCAGTGCCTCCGAGCCCATCACGATCTCACTCACCGGCGGCTGGAACACCGCACGTCACACCAACTTCCACCTGCCGGAGGTCGTCGTCACCGACACCTACCTCGCAGGCACCGGCACCCTGCCCACGTCGTCAGTTCCTTCATTCGGGACACCTGCCAACGCACCAAGCATTCCAAACTACGTCATCACCGACAGCGACATCAACAACCTCACCTACAATTACCCCTATGGCTGGACCGTCGTCGCCACGCCTCACCAGGCCACGCTTAACAGCCTCATCGGAGCGATGGTTTACCAAATCGTCTACCGCTACATCTGGCCCGTGATGTTCCGCTAACCTCTAACCTCTAACCTCCATGACTCCCGGCACACTCGAAATCGAACTCCGCTCCTTCGTCGCACATCTACTCTCACCGTTGCTTGAGGAGGGTAAAAGCCCCATCGTCAAGCATCAGACGCTCAAAGAGCGCCCACTCACAGTCCGCCTCGGCATGCGTGTCATCGGGGCCGATCCCGAGCACGTCAAAACCCTCGCCAGCGATGGCAATGCGGTGCGTGAAGCCTGGTTCAAGCAATGGCCCACCAACACCAGTGGCGTGCGTGATCCGAAATCTGTGAGCATCGCGTCCGACGATAAACATGTGATCATGGACCTCATGTTTTTCACCATGCAGCTCGACACCCCTGACTCGCTCACACCGGCGCAAGCATGAGGCAAGAAACCCGCCGCCTTCGCCCGCCACGCTGGCCCTCCGGCCTTGTGCCCTGGCGCACTGCGGTGCAGTCGTTTCTCGAAAAGCTCTCCAAAGCCGCCAAGGTGCAGATCGAAGTCCAAGGGGCCACCCGCTCACAAAGTGGCGAGGATCTCATGCTGGACCTCGGCACCACCCCCAGTGGCACTTCCACCGCACAGACCCCAGCGCAGGAGGCCCCACGCTGGCCCTCTGGCCTCGTGCCGTGGAAAATGGCCGTGCAAGCTCATGCTGAAAAACTCGCCTCCGCCGCCGGTGTGCAGATCGAAGTTTTCGGCACCACCCGTGGCCAAAGTGGGGAGCAGCCCGCGCTCGAAGTCGGCAACGAGTTCACGGGTGCCGGTGCCCACAGCACCGCCAGCAAAAAGGACGCCAGCACCCCCCGCTGGCCCACCTCGCATGTCGGCTGGTGCCGTGCCTTACAGAGCTTCATCGAGCGCCTTGCGTCCGCTTTGCAAACCAGCCTCGAACTCGGTGGTGTCGCCCGCAGCAGCGGTGGTGACAAGCTCGTCTTTGCGCTAAAACCCCCGCCACCACCGCCCCTCATCCTGCGGCTTGAGGTGCAGACACAGCAGGCCGTTGCGTTTTATTGCGCAAACATTTTCGACGATGATGGCAACGCTTACAGCAGCGTCTCGCAAACCCAAAATTGGGATAATGGAACCATCACTTTCACCACCGCAGGCGGAGATCCTGGCCCACACATCAGCACCCCCACAATCCCTCGGATCAACTGTGTCTATGGTGAGACCACCGACGACATTGATCCAGATTTAGATTACGGCTTTTTTATTGACAACGACGATCCGATTTACAGCGGACTACTGAGTGCAGATTTACGTGATCTTGCCTTAGCCGCCCTAGAACTGATCGGAGATCCCGATCCCGGCGTCGCGTTTGCGATCACCGCCACCGCAGATGACGACACGATCCACGCGGAAGCACATGGTTTAAGTAATGGGGATCTCGTTGTTTTCCCAAGGCTCAACCCCCCCACTATAGACATCTCACTCAAAACCGACCCTAACCACGCACCTTACATTGTGCGTGATGCTACCTCAAACACCTTCAAAGTCTCCACCACCGTTGGAGGCAGCGCGGTGGATATCATCAGCGATGTCACCTCAGGCACCTGCCGGAAGGGAGACCAGACCGCGATTTACCGCACCTGGATGGTAGATGCGGTGCCTCCCACAGATATGGGGCCTTATCCTTTGGGCAGTTGGGGGAGTGGGGTAGGCTATCCATTTTTTATCACCGACTTCGTAGCCGACTCCCGCCGCTATCGCTGGACTAATGACAGCATCAAAGATCTAAGCATCACCTGGACACAAGGCGAAGAGGAACACACCGTCATCGTGCCTGCCGATAGTTCGAGCGACTGGTATGATGACCTACTACCGGACGCTCCAAACGAGAATGACGCCATCACTGAAGTCGAGATCACCGTCCTCTGAATTGACACGCGACCCCTCGCGTGATCCTCACGGCTTATCTCAATCTCCGCACCGGACAGCTCACCAACAGCCAAGGCGGCTTTGGGCCTTTCGGCGATGTCGAGTCCTCGCTCGGCATGCCACCGCCTGGTGCGCTGCGTCTCCAGCGTGGAGACAAACCCACGCTGCGTCTCCGCGTCTTTGATCCCTGGTCGAGCAACGAGGCCGTGCTACTCGCTAGCGGCACCACACTCATCGCCGCGCTGAAAAAATGGGATGATCACAACAACGTCGAGCCACTCGCGCAAATCACCGACGACGCCTGGGACAAGCCCGCCAGTCTCACTGACAACGTGGCCAGCGACCTCACCGACGACCCCGGCGGCTTTTACCTCGCCACGCTCGACCTCAGCGGTGACGATCTCGCTGCATTGCTCCCCGCAGGCAGCAGCAGCGTTTATTGCCACCTGCAAATTCAGACCATCACCGAGGGCGTCCCGCAAAGCAGCCAATGGGTGCCCGTGCTCATTCTCTCCGACGTAGTGCGTCCGACGGACAACGCAGTCGTCATCACCTCGCAGCCTTCGCCTTCGGCCAAGCTGTATTACAAGGAGATCACCGCGCTCACCGGTGGCGGCACCACCGCGCTCGATGGGATCAGCACCGTCGGCAAAACACTCACACTCGTCGAGATCTACGTCGCCGATGAGCTGCAAGACTGGCGCTTATTCGCAGGCACCACCGCCGAAGACAGTGCCAACGGCATCGTGCGTCCCGACGACTACAACGCCACCACCAACGCTCAAATCTGGAAACGCGTCCGCTAAAAACTCAACCTCACATGACACAGATCGCCCGCATCATCATCGTCTTCGGCCTGCTCATCAGTGCGCTCCACGCCCAAACCAAGAGCGTGATCAAAAACGTCAACGGTAACACCATCACCGAATCGCTCACCATCGGCGCAGGCAAGACCCTCACCATCGCCAGCGGTGCCAGCATCGTCGCCGCCAATGGCAGCACCCTCACCGGCTTTGGTGGCAGTGTCACTAGCGTTGCGTTGTCATTGCCTTCGATCTTCAGCGTCAGCGGCTCGCCGGTGACTGAGAGTGGCACACTCACCGGCACACTCGCCACACAATCTGCCAACCGCGTTTTCGCCGGTCCATTGAGCGGCGCTGATGCCGCCCCCACTTTTCGCGCTCTCGTCGCGGCTGACATTCCTGACCTAACCGGCACATATCAACCCGTGCTTCCCACGGGTTCTTTTGGGAATTTTTTAACCCGTGGATTCAGTTCATGGCAAGCCACCTCCGCGTCATCCGCTCACGATTTAATCCACCCCAATGCCCCGACTCCCATCTCCCAAGATCATACCTGGACCTGGACCGGCAGCAGCTACGTTTGGCGCAGCATTTCGAGCAACCTCAACACGATTGGCTCCACACAAGGGCAAATCCTCTTCCGCAATGAGAGTGCCTGGACGGTGCTCAGTCCCGGCACAAGTGGCCAAGTGCTAACGACTGGCGGCGCAGGAGCCAATCCAACCTGGACCACGGTCAGCAGCGGCCTCACCATTGGCACCACGAGCATCAGCGGTGGCACGGCTGGCAGGCTCCTCACTAGCGGCGCGACGGTGGGAGAGCTGACGCTCGGCAGCGGCGTGAGCACGTGGTTGATCACTCCATCTAGCGCCAATTTGCGCAGTGCGCTGACCGATGAGACAGGCAGTGGTGCTGCCGTGTTTGCGACCTCTCCAACCCTAGTCACACCGGTGCTAGGGGTAGCATCGGCTACTGATCTTTCAACTTCCGGTCGTTTTTTTGGTGCGTCTGAGCCGGGTTACCCGCAGTTCACAGAGACAGGCTACCCAGGCAACGGCATGCGGGTCTATTCTGACCGCCTTGATTTCTGGATCGGGTCGTCAGTCCTCTTAACAATACAGGCGGGGGCATTTAATGTGCCCACACTTACATGGACCGCTTCAAACGTGACCTTATCGGCTACGTCAGACGGTGCTGGGCGATTAGTTCAAAAGAGCGGCACGTCCCCTATGAGCATGTCCGTTGCTAACACGTACACTAGCTTCACGAACAAGGAAGAATTTGAAATCGGCTGGGTCGGAAACTCGAACGTCTGTCGGCTCAGGCCGATCAAAGGCAGCGGTGGTGGAAGCTCACGCAATGCTGAATTTCACACAACCGAAACCGGTGTGAATTGGGGCAGTGGCAGTGGGTCCCCAGAAGGTGTCCGCACGGCACCAGTCGGCTCATTATACACACGCACCGATGGCGGATCGAACACAACGCTCTATGTCAAAGAGTCCGGCACGGGAAACACCGGCTGGGTGGCCAAGTAACAAACCAAAGTAACAAACCCAAGTAACAAAATATGAAACTTCTCCTATTCACCCTCTGCGCCTCACTATCGCACGCACAACTCATCCCGACCACGGACGCGCAACCAACTGCGGCCAGGCTTGCAGCCGAGAGCATCGTGGACGCGATCAATAACGAGATCACGCATCGCGTCGCCGTCCATAAAATCGCCTTCGACACGCTCTGGAAAAACACTCGCGAGGGTGCCACACCCGCCGCGATTCTGGAGCAGCTCGGCACCTCGGCGGTGCTCGTGTTTCAGTTCAGCCGCGAGAACCTCGACCACATCGACCGCTGCGCAAAGCTGGTGGGTAAGACCCGCGCAGACTTTTTGAGCGATGCCGAATGCACTCCACCGCACGAGCTGGTGTATCACACCGATGGCCGAGTGACAATCAAACCCTGATCGCATACTCTACCACGCGCTCTGACCATGGAACCCACCCTCATTGCCAAAGCATTCGAAGTCATCGTCTCCACTGGTCCCGTGGCCATGATCCTGGTCATCGCAGTGTGGTGGCAGACCAAAGGCAACCAGGCGCTCGTGACCGAGCTCAACAAAGAGCGCAACGACCGCCTCAACGGCATGGATCGCGAACTCCAGCGACTCCGCGACCGCAGCGACCGCTGTGAGGCCGACCGCATCGAGCTGCACAAGCAACTCGCCAATCTGCTGTCCAACACCTCGCACGATCGCCATCATGCCTGAGCATTGACACAAGCGCTGTGGTGACATGAAAAACTACCGCACCACTCTCATCGGAGCCGCGCTCGCTGGCCTGTCCTTCCTCGCCATTTATCAAAGCAACGGCGGCGACCTCGCCAACTGGCAGCAATGGCTCATCCCCGTCACCATCGCCATCCTGGGCTACGTCGCCAAAGACGCAGGTGTCACCGGCTCCCTCAAGCTCCTCCTCGCCAGCCTCTGCCTGCTCACGCTGCCGAGCTGCACGGCCACCGCCAATGGCACCAAGACCTTCCTGGGTCTCAGTTCCCCCCAGTGGCTCGGCATCGGCCAAGATGCAGCCCGCTCCGCCATGCAGAGTGCCGTCATCAGCTACAGCCAGCGTCGGCTCGTGGTGGATGTGACCAGTGGAAAATGAGCCACCGCCCATGAGTATCACCGCCGACCACTGGCTCGACTCCGCCCTGCGTCGTCCCATTGCCGGCGGCGCAAAAATGCCAGTGCGTCGTTTCCTCGTCATCCATTTCACCGCCGGAGCCAGCGCCGAATCCTCCATTGAATTCTGGCGAACGCCCGCCGCCAAAGGTGCCTCCGCTCACCTCGTCATCGACCGCGACGGCACCGTTTATCAGACGCGCCCCTTTGACCGCACCTGTGGGCATGCAGGCGTGTCCCAATGGCAAGGCCACAAAAACCTCAACACCTGCACCCTCGGCATCGAGCTCGCTAACGCAGGCCACAACGCACCACTCGCACGCCGCTGGTCCAAGCTCCCATTGCTGACCAGCAAGCACAAAAACGGCGGCCCAGAAAAGCAGTGGGAAGCCTACCCACTGGCCCAACTCGCCGCCTGCGAGCAAGTCGCCAAAGCCCTCGTCACTCGCTACAAGCTCGACGACATCGTCGGCCACGACGACATCGCCCCAAGCAGGAAAAACGACCCCGGCCCGGCGTTCCCTTTGGCATCACTTCGGCAGTCGTGCGGCTTTTGAGCTGCGATCAGCACGAGATGGGTGGCGAGCCACCTTTGACCAGGATGCATTGATCTCGTCGTCCTGCGGAATGAGGTGCCCATAGGTGTCCTCGACCACCTCCACGGTGTCACCCAGCCACTTGGCGACTTTGTAGAGCGACACCCCCTTCGACACGAGGAGCGAGGCAAACGTCCGCCGCAAATCGTGGAACGTGATGTCGAGCTGGCATCTCTCCACCAACGCATCAAACGCCTTCCGAAAATCAAAACGGTAGCGGTATTTCCCATGCACCACCTTGGGCGCGAGCATGAACGGCTTTTGCAGTTTGTATTCATCCAGCAACCACGCCCGAAACTCATCCGTCAGCGGCACCGTGCGATTGTCGCGTGATTTCGGCTGAAAAGTCGTGGTCGCTTGCACATGGATCAAGCCCTCCTCCAGGTCGAACCATTCCGGCCTGGCCTCAATGATCTCCAATTTCCGCAGTCCAGCGTGCAGCCCGCAAAAAAGCGCAAACTTCAAACCTGGCTCCGTGCATTCGTCAATCAGTCGCCGAGCGTCCGCTGGCATCAAAAAAACCTTCCGCGATCGCATCCGCAGTTTCGGGATCGTGATGCCTGTCGTCGGGTCCCGTGAAACGATGCCTCTCTCCATGAGCCAAGCAAACCACCAGCGCACCTGGTTGAGGTAACTCACCGCAGTGTGCTCATGCCGCTTCAGCCTGCCCTCAAACCATCGCACGCAAGCCGTTGGGCCAATGTGCCTCGGTGAGGTCGCCCCCGTGTGGAGCGCAAAACCTTTGAGCACGTAGCGCCGAGAGGAAAGGGTCGAGGCCGACAACCCCTCACTGGCCTTCGCGGCGAGATAGCGGTCGATCTCCGCAGCGCAAGAGCCCGCCTCTTCCCGCAAGCGTGGCCCCTCCCGCAGGCGCAGCTTATCCGCCACCACCATCGCCTCCGCGAGATCCCGCGTGCCGAGCGACTGCCTCTCCTGCGCTCCACCCGGCACCGGCGTCCAGCGCAGCCACCAGGTCAATTTTTGCCGATACAGTCCCCGAGGTATGCTAGCGCTCATATGCTAAAAGGCGTTAAAATCGCACAAATAGCAAACCAAAACCCACCGCCCCGAAGGGCAACATGGTCGGGCTGGCGAGATTCGAACTCACGACCTCTTGCACCCCATGTATCAGGCCGGAACGCTGGAGGGCTTAATAATCGGGCTGCCTAGCGTGGGTATACTAGAGGTGGGTATGCTAATGCGGCCTGAGAGGTGCTCAAAGTGTGCCTAGCATCCAGCGGCGCAACAGGATGCCACCGATGACCACGAGGGTGATCAGGCTGAGGCTGAGCAGCCTAGCACGCCACGGGCTGGGCGGTGGCTCGAGCGTGAAGTGGCAGGTCGGGCAGAGGGTGCTGGTGCTGGCGACGTGATTGCCACAGGCTCCGCAAGTGTGCTCGACGGTGCGAATGGTATCAACCACGATGCCCAGCAGCATGGCGAGTAGGCCGTGGGGCCAAGAAATAAACAGTAGTAGGTAGATGCCACCAAAGAAGAAACAGAAAGCGACGGTCTGCGCGGTGCCGTTTTTGACGCGGCGTTTGATCAGGGCGGTGGGGCGTTCAGTTGAGGTGTTCATTGGTGGAAACAAATTTATGCTTTACGGCGTTTTTTTTTGTAGCGTGTTTCGCTTCGGGGCTCGGTGACAGGTGAGGGGTTGGACGTCACGGCTACCATGTCGTGGAGTAGCGTGGCTATGACGGGCGGCGGAGGCAGCCGCACAATGTTCGCAGTCGTTGGCACCGGTCCGGTGCTGGGGGAACGCTTTCGCGAAGGCGCAGGTGGAGCACATTCCTGGGATTCCAACAGATTGGCGTTTTTTTGTCCAGCTTCATTTTGTTCGGACTTTTCTTTCGACCATTGTTGGAACGATAAGCCTGCGTCGTCAGCGATGCGTTTGACGATGCCTGGCAGATCATGCTCGGCGGCGCGGAGATCGACAAGACCGATGCGCATGCAGAGTCGCATGATGTCAGCTTTGCTCATGCCGGTGAGGTGTTGAACTTGATCAACTTGCTCAAGCAAGTCGTGGGGTAACGCGATGGGGATGGGTTTCGTTTTCACTTAGAAAAATAGCACAGAAACGAAGGGCGATACAAGAAATGTATATTTTGCGTTGACGATTATATATGAAACGTATATTCGTCCGCCATGAGCAAAGCAGACAGCGACGAGAGAAGATCAACAGCGGTGCCAGTGCCGCTACGCCTGACGGCCGACCTGGCAGTGCTGGTGAATGAAACCGCCGTGGCGGTGAAGTTGAGCAAGCAAGACACGATGCGCCTGGCGCTGGAGCGCGGTCTTGCGGTGCTCAGACAGCAACTCGCCCCTGACCTTGCCGCCTAAGTGACACCATTAACCTGATCGACCCTTATGAAACCGACCCGCACTGCAAACTACCTGCTGATGTTCAGCCACTTTTCAGCCGGGGCCGTGCGCTCCGCCGGAATGATGCATGCCGACGCCGATGCACGGGCCGCCTTTGCCAATCTGCGGGCGATGCGGGCGGCGTGCGCCAAGAGCTGCCTGCGTGAGTGGCGCTACCAGATGGCGCGCATCGCGGCGTGAGAATTTCAACCACGAACCAACACACGAAGATGATGAACTGCCCAAACTGCCAAAAAGCCCTGAGCCGCCAACTGGGAGAGATGCACTGCGAATGTAGCTGTGGATCAATCGTGATCCTGCCGCATGGCCAGGCTCACCGTCTCGGCGGCACTTTGAAGCGCCTCGCGAAGCGCCATGGCGTGGCCTTCGATGGCTCCGACCTGCGTGGCGGCATTGCCGTTACCAAGGCGATTCAGGGCGTCCGCGATGCGGTGAAGGCCTTTGCCACAGAGGTCAAGGGACTCGGCGATCTTAAGCCATGGGTCGGGTTGGGTGGTCATAAGTCAAAGCAAATCACAAACCAGACGGGGGAGGCAAGCTAAATGAAACTGGAGACCTTTGATTTCAACACGGTGCCGGTGCGCGTGCTGCTGCGTGATGAGCAGCCGTGGTTTGTGGCGGCGGACGTGTGCCGTGTGCTGGAGATTCAAAATCCGAGCGATGCGATCAAGTCGCTCGATGAGGACGAATCCATTACCCTAGATAATGCCGACGGTAATCCGCGAGCGGGCATTGCTCACAAGCTGCGACTCATCTCCGAGTCCGGACTCTACACCCTCATTTTCAAGAGTCGCAAGGCGGAGGCGAAGAAGTTCCGCAAGTGGGTGACGGCGGAGGTGCTGCCTGCGATCCGCCGGACGGGTGGGTATGCGCTGCCGGTGGGCAATTCTGCCAGTGAGGGCCTGGAGCTGATGAGTGTGCTGGCCTTTGTGCGTGACTGCTGCGCTGGCTGGCCGCTGGAGCGCCAGATGGCCTACGGCATGATGGTGCGCCGCTATGCGAAAAGCATGGGGGTGGTCTTTCAAACGGTGGAAGAGCCGGGCGTCGGGCGCGTGTTTGCTTTTGCGAGGCCGGTGCTGGAGGCGGTGCGCGGCACGCTGGCACCGATGAGCGGCGTGCTGGTGAACCCCGAGGGACAGGAGATGACGGCACTGCTGCGTGCGCTGCATGAGCAGCATGGAGACACTGTGCTGGCGGCAGAAGAGGTGCGGCGTGAGGCGGTGCGCCTGGGCTTCTTTCCACGGCTGCTCAAACTGAAAAGTGAGATGGCCCGAAGCAGTGCCTTTGGCTGCCTCGTCGCCCGCTACGCGGGGCAGATTTTAGCGGGCGGGTATGTGATCGAGAACCAGCGCACATCGGTGCGAAGATTTTACGCGATCCGGCGGGAGACCGCCGTGGCCCTAGCGGCCTGAATTTTTGAACCGGCGGGACACCGGGGACGGGCAACAACCAAACACAAAACAACGCATGAAGACCAACAATAACAACGAAGTGCTGCGGGCTAAAAAACTGCCGGAGCAAGTGAACGTGAGAAGACCTTTCGGGGCACCCCGGCGCAGTGCGCTGGGGCGCGGCCTGGGGGCACTGCTGCTGCGGCAGCAGCTCCAGGCGAGCGTGAGGCAAATGCCGAAGCTGCAACTGCCTGCATGGGCGGCGGACTTTGAGCCGGAGCACCAAAGCTGGCTCAAGCGTGTGTGGCAGCGGACGCGGTGAAGGAACCCCCACCCGGCGGGGCAACGCCGGGAACTTTTTTCCAAGGAGGCTACAATATGACGAACGGATTTGATCGACTATTTGCAATGCTAACGACACCGAGCGTGCCGCTGGTGCTGGCGCTGACCTCACTGGTGGCGTGCGTGCTCATTTGGTGGGCCGCTGCGGCGGTGTATCGGAATGAGCAATGGCTTGAGGCGGAACGCCTGCGGCGGTCGCAGGAGCGCAGAGAACGCTGCTGGGACGAGGTAACCGGCGAGGAATGGCGGTGGGACAACGAGCCGGACGCGGAGCAGGCCGACACTGAACAGGCTGGCAGCCTGACTCACGCGGAGCTGAGACGCATCATCGGTGCGATGGCGGTGGAGACGTGCGAGGCGCGTGAGCATGTGCGCCAAGGGCGCAGGCAGGAGGCGGAGGAGAGTCTGCACCTGGTCATCGGCTGCCAGCATGGCTTGCTGGATCGCTGTGATAAGGAGGTGCGGTCATGAGTGCGCTGCTAAAATCAACATCGGCCTCACTTCGGACTGATCCCATGTGGAAGGTCGAGCGTGAGATTGAAGCGGTCAGCGATGACATCAATCAGTTGGAGAAAGAACTCGATGAGCTGAACTGCAAGCTGGAGGAGCTCGAAGAGAAGTTAGCCGAGATGAAAAAACTCGGTGATTCCGATGGCCAGCGGAGAGTGAAACAGCAGGCACGCGAGATTTTGGCGATGACTTATGTGAGTGGAGGCATGCGTGATCTGGCGATGCATGTGGTGGAGGACGGAGCCGATGAAGAAGAGGCTGAAAGCATCACAGAATATCACGAGATGCGCTCACGCGAGGAGGTGCTGTCATGACCCGGATGCAGATAGGCAGGCACTATGAGGTCGAGAAGCCAACAGCCCGCCATGTGACGCCTGGCGCGGCACTGGTGCCGGAGCTGGAAGATGCAGGCTGGCTGCTGGGCGCGGCAATGCTGGAGAGTCTGGCGCAAGACCTGGCGCTGACGCATGCGGCGGGCTGGTGGAGTCACGATCCCAATGAGATGGCGGGCATGCACGCTGAGGCCAATGGGCTGTTGTGTGAGCTATATTCGCCTGGGGTGCAGGGGATTTTTGACCTGATCACGGCGGCGACTGGTGGCCGAGTGCAGGTGGAGCGGCCGTGGCTGCTGCGCCAAGCACGCTGGCATGCGAAGGCGGTGCTTTCGAGTCAGGCGAGCCTGAGTCTGTCGCGGGTGTGTGAGCGACTGCGACTGAGTCAGCGGGCAGGGGAGGGCAACAAAAAGTATGTCGATCTGCCACCGAGTCGTCTGCCGGATGGTCGGGCTAACCCGGCTTATTTCACGGCGCGTGCGGCAGTGCTGAAGGGCCAAGGAAAGTGCCGGGACTGTCGCCGTCCACTGAGCAATCACTCACCTCGGTGTGCTAGTTGCCGTGAGGATAACAATCGACGCATGAGAGAGTGGAATGCGAAGCATAAGGAGGTGGCAGCATGAGTGCGAAGCGCAAACAACTCTTCCCACCACCGGCGCACATGGCACAGTGCGAGGTGATCGACTACCTGCGCAGGCAGGTCTTCGATGATGCCATCGCGGCGGCGTGGTTGTCGCCGTGTGTGCGTAAGGCGGGCCGAGGCAAGGACTCGGTGTTCTACAATTTCACGGACGTGCAGGACGTGAGTCTGCGCATCGCGGCGGGTGAGTATCCAATGAGCCGAAAGGAGGCAGCATGAGCGATGACTTGAAGAATGAAGTGATGATCCTGCAACCGGCGAAGCATGGCTTTGTGGTGGATGTGGAAGTCGGGACACGTCGCACGCAGGTGCGAGTGTTTGAGTTTGAGGTGCTGCCTTATCGCGATGGCATGTGTGAGATGCCGAAGGCGCTCACGATTCCCGAGGCGATCGCGAGATTGCGCGAGGCGATGGAGGCCCTGCGTGAGTCTGCATTCACGGAAGCACTGGCTGGCAGCCTGTCTCACGATGCGGGGAGGGCTGCGAGATGAGTCTGACGCAACAAATTGCGACGCACCCGGAGCATCTGCGGACGGAGTTTCACGCAGGCCTGGTCAAGTGGGCGGGTGTCATCGACGGGATCGGCAAGCTGCTGGCGATGGAACCGAGTCTGGTGAGCCTCGAAGATAAGCGGCAACTGCTGAGTGAGCTCAAGACGGCGACGTGCAATGCGACGGCCTGCGTCAATGGCATCCAGGCCTGTGAGATCAGTGCGAAGGTGGCGAGCAAGCAACTGCAAACGAAGTGGGGGTGGCTGCTGTGAGCAATGAGCATCACGACATCGCTGCGCTGCGCGGCCAGGGCGGACTGAGCTTCGATGCGCTGCATCAAGGCCGTCGTGATGACGAAGAAACTTTGGCGAAGGACTCGCTGTTTGCGGTGGTGACGAATAATGCCGTGGCGGGTCGGCCAACCATCACCGAGATGGGGTATCGCGTGTGGATCATGGCGCTGCGCTTTTTTGTGGCCTGTCCACCGATGTCGGCGGCGATGGTGCGCGAGATGCAACGGATCGCGGTGCGGTGCAATGGTGGGCTGGCACTGCCGAGAGCGGCGGATGCGGAGGCGGTGTTTGAACTGCTCATGCTAGGGACGCGGACGCCGTGGGAGACGGGCCGCCGCGTGACGCTGCTGGCCTATGCGCTGAATCGCGGTGTGGTGGTGCGCGAGGTGCTGCCGAGCTTTGAGAGCATCGGCCTGCTGTGGCAACTCAAGGCCGAGAACAAGCGAAGTGCTGTGTGTGCCGCGATGAACAAACTGCGTGAGGAGATGATGCGCACGGGCAAGCTGCCGCGAGGTTTTCGATTCTGGTTTGAAAAATCGGACGAGGCGCGGGCTGTGTATGAGTCGGTCCAACTCGGGAACCACAACCGCACCGGCGGCAGTAAGGAGTCAGCGGAGACCTATGAGGGCGTGCCGATGAAGCAGGCATTTGCGCGGCTCGACGAGCGGCAAAGGAGACGTGTGCTCAATGAGTTACACGAGGCGGCGGAGGCAAGACGGCTGGGGCTTACATTATGAAAACACGCTGCCAATCTTTAGCATTGCGGATTGCGGTGAAATACGCTGAGCGGATCACTATTTTTTGGAATCTAGACGACGCCAACGCTTGCAATTTTGATTATTTTCCTAACGAACGGATTTTAATTAAGACCAATGATTGTGCATATGTGCCACATGGCGGCGATGAGTTTTTAACAAAGAATCTCCATGAAAGAAAACACACATGGCTGGCTGGCTTTAATACCCAGTTAAAAAGGAGGGAGCGGCACCTTGTATTGTTTGTTGGTCAAACTTCGATCAATCGTTTCACACATGAAAAACGGAGACAGCCAACGGACAGTGTGTGGAGATGGTTTCTAGAACAAATTATAAGCTGCGAACAAAGCTACAGGGCATACTATCGTCAGTTTCCACCGCCTGATTTTTGGCACCATAAATGGTGGAGCGTTGCCTACAAAGAGGGGCAAGCGCAAAATGCAGAGTGGCAGAAGCAAAGACAGGCATCTTTTAACCGATACATCCACCCGCCTCTTCTTGGCGCATTAGGAGTATTGATTCAAGAGTTTGGCGACTGCTCATCTTACACCGTTTTCGGCAGCCTAGCCGACAAGAATAAATATGTGAAATGGAGGCTGCGCAACATCAACCATCACTCTCGTAAGTTGCAAAACCAGAAGTTACTGGAGGCCGATGTAAGTCGTGAGTGGCCTTCGATTGTGGCACAACTGACGCCGCATTTTCGCAGCGGCGATTGGCAAATCAAGACCATCGAGCGCGCTGTGGCAAAAGGGAAGCTCAGCACACGGGGCGCACGGGCGTGGTTTAAAAAACATCAGATTTTGAACCGTCTCAATGACGGCACCAAGGCACGGAAAACACAACAACCAATAGAAGAAATAGCAGCATGAAAACGATCGAAAAAAAGACGGGCAAGTTAGCTGAAATCAAAAACGCACTGACGGCGGGGTGTTTGGAATTTGTCAGGGCCGGAGAACTTATCGTCGAGGCGTTGGAGGAGGGTGGACTGTCTTTGGCGGGCATTTCTGACGCCATCGACATCCCGCTCGATGTGCTGTCTCAACTGGAAAAAATCGGCCGGCACCAGTTGTCGCCTCAGCTACTGTTAGCGGAGTATCCCGCCGCTCGGAAACTGGAGCGTCTGCCAATGAGTGAGCAGGAGCGGGTGATGATCGAGCCGATTGAGGTGCTGGTGCTGCGGGATGGGCAAACGGACACGCTGCTGGTGAACGTGCAGCACATGACCCCAGCGCAGACGCGGCAGGTTTTTGCAGCGAACCACATCCGAGGACTATCAGAACAAAGGCAGTGGCTGGAGTCACAGGTAAAAACTGGCGACACAGTGAAGATCGAGACGCCCTACGTGCTGACGAGAAAGAGCACGGTCATTTTCCACCAAGGCTGCGAGATGACCGCCAAGGAACTGCTGCGGATCGCGGCGCAACTCCAAGACTAACACTGAACCAACAAATCTATGACTGAAACAAAAAACGAAGTGGTGGTGCGCTCTTTGGAGCGTGTGAAATTCTGGGAATGGAATCCGCGTGGCTCGAATTATCGTGGCATGCCGGAGCTGGTGTCGTCGCTGGCGCGTGAGGGTCTGCAAGACGCGATCCACGTGTGGGAGAGAGTCGATGGTGACTATCTGCTCAAAGGGCATCGGCGCTTCGAGGCGATGAGCACACTGGGCTGGACGGAGTGTGCGCAGGTGGTTCATCACTACGAGGACGAGGCAGCAGCGTATCGTTTCCTGCTGGAAGATCACGGGCACAATGATCCGCTGGATGCGGAGGAGAAGATCGTGGCGGTCGAGAATGGTGTGAAGCTGGGCATGCGCACCGATGAACTGGCTCCGAGTCTGGGGGTGTCTGCTGAGCGTGCGCAGCTATGGTTCGAGCTGGGCGAGCAACTGCCGCAGGCGGCGAGAGCGGCACTGAGTGACGGAAGACTAAGCATGAACACGGCAGAGCTGCTGCTGGAGGTGCTGGATGTAAAGGACCGACGTGCAGCGACGCAGATGATCCTCAAGGATCTGGAGACCGGGGAGCCGATGGCGCATGGACAGGCGAAGGCCTACATCCAGGCGCATTATGTGCTGCCGGAGAAGCGGCGGAAAGAGTGGCTGGCGCGTGAGATCGTCCTGCGCAAAAAATACAAGGTGGCGAAGGGCTATCACTTCGTGGAGTGGGCCGAGCGGCGGGAATTTGCGATGGGCGAGAGTGGGCAACCGCAGCCCGAGTTTGAATTTGGCGATGTGATGATGCCGAAGGATCGCGAAGGCCGCACCTGGGAACAGGTGGCACTGCAGATCGGTGTGCCGGTGTATGTGGTGGCGGCTCCACTGCATGCGGAGGGGCATGTGCGGCTGGTGAACTCGTCCATGATGCGCGATGCGCTGAGTGTGAAGCCGACGACCGAGGTGAGCGATGATGACGCCGATGACGAGCAGGAGACCACGGTGGAGGTGCTGCCGCCGCCGGTGAGCACGATGCCGATCAAGGCTGAGGCCATGGAGGATGTGGAGCAACTGCGGCAATGGCTGCGCACCAACCTGGGCGCAATTTATGACGAGCTGCTCGAATACCCGACGCTGGTGATGACGAGTGCGCCGTGGGAGCCGCTGCGGGATTTCCTGGCGCATCTGACGACGGATGTGGATGCCGGAGCACTGGAGGCCTGGCGTGGCATCACCGACCGTGAGGCGGCGATGGAATGGATGCGCGGCGACAAGAAGCAACGCGCCCCGATGCGCTGCGCTCTAATGCTGCTGCTGTGCGCGGAGAGCGACTCGAGCGATGAGCCGATGAAGGTGATCGCTGAGGTGGCGAAGGCGATCGGGGTGGGGCCGATTTGACGGGCGGTGATTGAGGCAGGGAGAAAACAACCAAAATTCAACGACGGGAGACGATCTAGCATGACTGGAGGGGACATCATCGGCAGGGCTCGGAAGTATGTGGCGGCGTGTCCGCCTGCCATCGCTGGCAGTGGTGGGCACGGGACGACGTTTGGCGTGGCGTGTGCGCTGGTGCATGGCTTCGCACTCAATGAGGTGGATGCGATGACGCTGATGCAGGAATACAACCAAGCCTGCGCACCGCACTGGACGGAGCGTGACTTGCTGCACAAGATCCAATCGGCGGCACGGGCCTCGCACTCGAAGCCGCGTGGCTGGATGGTGGATGGATCAAGCGACGAGAATGCGCCGGTGTATGTGCCAGCGAAGAAGAAGGAGAAGCTGCTCTATGATGCGGAGATCCTGAAAAAGGTGCAGTGCGCGGACTGGACGTGTGATCATGCGTGGCTGCGGGCGAGATCGAGCGTGGACCCGTGGACGGTGGACACGGGCGATTTCATCGACGCGATCTATGCGCCGCAGGAGATGGTGATGTGCTTCACCTCGATGCGCTCAATGGGTGACTACATGCGCTACAAGGGCGCGTGGTTTGCCCTGGGCAAAGACCCACAAGTGAAGGCGCAGCGCGTGAAGGACGGGCCACGTGGCAGCCGTGAGGGCTGCGTGATGATGATCCAGCCGGTGGATGGCAAGTGGCATGCAGTGCAGGGGACGACGCCACCGCGACTGAGCCGACGGACGATCCAGAGTGTGGCGGCGTTTCGCTACATGCTGTGGGAATCTGACGAGGCACCAGAGGCGATGTGGCTGAATGCGATCGCGCAAGTGCGGCTGCCTGTTGTAGCGATCACGAGCAGCGCAGGCCGCAGTCTGCATGCGCTGGTGCGGGTGGATGCGCGTGACTATGATGAGTGGAGTGCGATGCGCACGGCGGCACGTGATGTGATGACGATGCTGGGCTTCGACCCTCAAAGCCTCAGCAACCCAACGGCGGCGATGCGGATGCCGAACACGATGCGCGAGGGGAAGATGAAGGAGGGGCGCTTTGTGCCGTTTGAGCACGGGGCGAAGAAGCAGCGTCTGCTGTATTTTAATCCAGGTGCGACAATCAACGGTGGCTGCATCGGTGAGGAGGCCGTGAGAGCATGGTGATCGCGAGTGATGGAGCGCAACGGATCGCGGCGGCGTTTGAGCCGCTGGCACGGACGGCTGGCGTGGAGGTGCCGGACGCGGCGGCGAGGCTGGCCTTCTCGCTGTATGTGGGCAAGGAGAAGTCAAGACCGGTGCCGCAGAAGCTGGTGCTGCGGGTGATCGAGGTGCTGCGTGGGCGTGATCTGATCTTTCGCAGTGGGGGTGAGGTGGTGACGTGGAGTGAGAGTGAGGAAGGCTTTCAGGTGATGAAGCCGCTGGCGTTTTGCACCTGGCTGCCATCGAGCCAAGGAGGGCAGGTGGTGCTGCATGCGGGGACGAAGAAGGAGACGGATGCGGCGGGTGCGCTGACGGGCAAGGAGATCCTGGTCGAGAGTGATCTGAGTATCCACCAAGCGTCGATCATCCTGGCGAGTGAGGACTTTAAGCGCAGTCTGCCGGAAGTGAAGCATGTGGCTCCGGTGTGCCTGCCGACCTTTACCGATGAGCAGGACGAGCGCGGTCTGCCGATGATCAGGCTGTGCCGGAAAGGCTACGACGCGCACTCGAAGACGTGGACGACGGGCGAGGTGATGTATGACGAGAACATGGAGGTGACGGACGCGGTGATGTGGCTGCATGACCTGGTGCAGTATTTCGCGTGGAGACAGAAGGAGCGTGACTTCGCGATCTGGCTGGCGGCCCTGGTGACGATGTTTGGGCGCGGTCTGTTTGGGGGGCGTGCTCCGGCGTTTTTCGTGAACGCGAACATCCAAGAGAGCGGGAAGACGAATCTGACGTGGCTCATCACCTGGGCGATCCATGGGAGCAGAGCGGTGAAGACGCTCGAGGACGAGAAGGAGGAGGAGCTGGCGAAGTATCTCGACACCGTGTGCCGCACGCACTCGCCCTACGTGAACTTTGATAACATCGACTGGGGTGGCAAGCCGATCAAAACAGCCCTGCTCGATACCTTTATCCAGGAGGACGAGCACGAGCTGAGAAAAATGGGCAATAACACGGAGCTGGGTCGCTATGTGAACCGGACGACGGTGATGGGGAGCGGGAACAACATCACGCTGAGTCGAGACTTGCAGCGTCGTGGTTTGCTCGTTGATTTGTGGAACCCGATGACGGGGACGGATCGTGTGCTGCCTGTATCGGCGACACTGATCGACGATGATTTTTTCCGCAATGAAGGAAACCGCAAGATGGTGCTCTCAGCCTGCTGGGCGATGGTGCGGGAGTGGGACAAGTCGGGACGGCCGCTGAAGCCTGGGCGATTGCTGGGGAGCTTCGAGAGCTGGGCGCGGTTCGCACCTGCGGTGGTGTGGCACACGGGTGGACTCTTCAAGCAGCAATGGGACTGCATGATCGCGAGCGGCAATGATGAGATCGGCGACAAGCAGAGCCGGGACTTTGCGCGACTGGCGCAGATCGCGGTGGAGGAATACACCAAGGATGGCGACGGCAAGCCACGTGATCGCTTTGAGGTGCTGGTGCGGCAATTTGCGGGTATCGCGAGACGGCATGGGCTGGACGCGGTGACGGGCTACCTGTGGCCCGAGACGAGCATCGAGGCGGTGCTGGCGTGCAAGGATTTCAAAGCACCGGCGAGGTCGGTGGAAAAGGCAGCGGCGGAGGATGTCGATGCACTGTGGACCGAGGACGGTGGGCAGGGGACAGTGGATGCGGCCACGATGGCAGCGGCGGCGGAATTCATGGGGAGCAAGAGCACCGCGAGCTTTGGTAAGGCGCTCAAGACGCAGATGCACGAGCGGCACTTCAAAGCCAGCGACGGCAGCGTGTGGGCATTCAAGAATCTCGCAGGGTCGAATCCTCGCAGGCTCCTGGTCGAGAAGGTCCGCGATGCGGAGGGGTGAGAGGTGAGTGAGCACGAGCGCCATGATGCGCTCGTGGGGTGTGGGGTGAGCGAGGGGTGAGTAATGAGGCAAGAACGCAACGCCGCGAACGGCGCACCATAGCTATCACTGCGCGTGTGCGACAGCATCGCCGGAGGCGGAAAGCAGACGGCTCGCCGCCGCCGCCCGACCCTCTTTTTATTCCCACCAATCAACAGACGACCCTCTCGACCCTCTCGGCTTTTCAGGCTGATTTGAACGATGACGGCGGAAGTGGGTGCCATTTCAAGAGGCTACCCTCTCGAATGCAGCTTTTGAATGGCCACCCTCTCGCGCTGCAACCCTTGATTTTCCAAGGAAGTGAGAGGGTTTTGAGGGTCTATGAGGGTTTTGAGGGATTGTGTGACTGAGGCGACTTCTGGAGTAGGTGGCTGTGGGTGTGGGTTTGAGCGTCTCGACCCTCATAGGGTGGGGGGGGTGGTAAGGAATCTTTTTCCAGCCACCCCTATCCAGTCGGGTTTAATGTCT